CAACTGCCGAGATGAGTGCAGGCGGTGTCGCCGGAATGCAACCAATTGATGTCCGCTATAGCGTGGAGCGCATCAATAACGTGGACTACGTTACGGCTGATCAGTTCCAGCGTGGCATGGCACAAGCCGCCCAACAAGGCGCTATCCAAGGTGAACGCCGTGCGATGCGCAGCCTTAAAAACAGTGCTGCTACACGCAAAGGAGTCGGCATTTAATGGAATACGCCTACGGCCACCTACTCGATATCGGCCCCAGCGGCCAAGCCGCCCAATACCGCTTCCAGAATTACGCCATCAACCAAAACGTAGACGGCTACTTGTTTTTGCCGTTCAGCTTCGGTGGTGCAGTAGCGACACTGCAAGGGGACAACCTTGATGCGACGCTCCAGTTCGCCAACATCGAGATGACGCGCGCTTGGATCGTTGACGCCCTCGATAACCTATGGGTTGCCAAGGTCACAACGGTGCTCTGGGAACCGTCCACTGGAGCAGTCCAGCGCACCCTTTACAACTACTGGGGCACCTGTTCTAGCGGCGGATGGGACGAATCCAACATCCAGGTCAGCCTGAATTCAGTGCTAGACGCAGTTCAAACCAACATCCCAGGACGCCGCCTACACCGTTGGCAGGTCGGCAGCATCCCGTTCACGGCACAAATCCGTGTGTGAGCACCTGATTGGACGCAAATACGAGTACGGTGGCGACGATTGCATCCACTTGGTTGTAGATGCCCTCAAGGCATTAGGCAAAAACCCGCCGGAGGTCGCAGACAACTGGTACGAACTCAGCCCACGCGGCATTTTGCGGGAACTGGCCATTTATTGCGATACCTTGGATGCGCCGGCCTACGATGGGGATATCATTCTGTTTGGCGCAAAGCCACCTGAATTCGGAGTCCAATGGCAGAGTGGCATCCTATTCATAAACCACTTAATCTCCGCAGTGGACTGGAAACCGGTGGCAAGCTTTACGATCCGCCGCTCCTACCGTATGAAATCGCGCTGATCGAAGCGCTTGGCTGTACCGAAAAGGAATACAAAGAATTTGTCCGTTACGCACGCGATGCAGTATATGTGCGTCCAGCCGAGTACGAAAATATCCCCGAAATTTATGCAGCAGTGGTGCCGGTAGTCGCTGCCGTAGCGGTATCCGCAAAATCTGTTGCAACAACCATCGCAGTCAACGTTGCAATCGGCTTAGCGCTTACTGCTGTCAGCATTCTGCTGGCGCCAAAAGCTCCGGCTCTTGAAACGCCAGCCAAGATCAAAGGCAAAAAACTTGCTGATCAGATCGGCCCAACCCGCTTCAACCAAACCACCAGCTTCGATAACGTCAGCAGTCTCGCTGAATACGGCCAGCCGATTCCAATCCCTTTCGGCAAGCGTGGCACCGGGCGCGATGGCGCTCTGACTGGTGGTTTGATTCTTGCGCCAGCGCTTGTTTGGAGCCGTCTGTACTCCTACGGCAGCTATCAAGCATTTGAAGGCATTTATGTTGCCGGTGAATACGGCGTTGAACAACCGCAACTGGGTGGTATTCGCGTTGGTACTACAGCACTTAACAGCCTTGGTAATCGAGAATATGCCCTGTATTGGTCATCGGAATTTGGGGAAAATCGTTTATCTAAACCTCGCTTGATCGCTGGTACAGACGAACCGGGTGCCAGTGGCACAATGGGTCGCCAAGTATTTACAGCCCCTACTGCTGACGGCCAATTCAGCAACGGCTTTTCGATGGCGTACACGCCGCAAAGTGATACATCTTTTGGTACAGCGACACCCATCTATAACGGCACTGCCTATCGCTTCAACTGGGAGATTATTTCCGCACCATACGCGGCAACTTTTGGTCCTGACAACAAAGATGCTCGCGTAGAAACACAGGCAAAGCGCAGAAAGATTGCCGGATCAAATGCAGATGTACTGCACAAATACTCGGATCAACCCAAGGAAGACCGCCAAAAAATCGGCCAGCCCGGAGTTGGGCGTGCATATTCCCGGCGCATGGGCTTTATCAATCACAACGGCACTGAATACGCCGATCGCACAATCGTGCCAGTAGCGGAAAACGACACTCTTGTCTTTGAAATCAACGGCGATAACTGGAAAGACTTCCAAGCGGATGATTTCAACGGCACCGAAGTCAACTTAAAAGATCTCAAGAGCTCTGCGGAATCGTGGCGTGCCCAAGCTTCTGATTTACTTGCCGTAGGAAGCAAGTGGATCATTGGTGCTTCGGTATGGGTTGTTGAAAGCCGCAACCCAGATATCTGGAAGAAAGGCGTTACGCAACACATTTATTTCCGCTGTACCGCCATTACGGGTGTAGCCACCGTAGGTATCCCTGGAACCCGAACAGTCCGCGAGCCGCTTGGTGGTTACGAAGGACCGTGGCCTGGTCCCGGCGCCCCACCGTTCCCACTAAGTGAAGGTGGTTTTAACTCGAACAAGCACTGCGGCGCCGCCTTTTTCAATATCTGCCGCCTGCATATGGCAAGCATCCGTCCTGTGCGGCGTGATGCAGAAGTTATTGAAATCGGCCTGCGCAGTCAAGTTTGGAATCGTGCCAATGGTTTGTGTAACTTCAACGCAATCCCTTCCGCTGGGCCGGACGGAAAACTGCATCGCTTGGACGAGCAGGACATTACCGTCACTACGCCTCGAATGGACAAATACTTCGAGCGCACATCGTGTTTCTCGCTGTGGGTCCGCCCTGTTCAGCAATATGGGCAAGCGCAGCAGCCTTGGCGTCGTATTCCGCAGGTCTTTTGCGTGACCGGCAACGCTCCCACTGATCAATACAACTACATCAGGATTCGCCCCAGGCAGGCTGGCTACTACGAGTACCGCTTTATCCCTCGCACTGGTTCAGATATTGCGATCAATAGCATTGATACCAATCTTGCGTTCAGGTTGAATTCACGTACTGGAGAAATTATCGGCCAAGATTACGACACCGATTACGGAGCTTTTCGTATTACGGCTAGCGGCGAGCTGGTGTCGATTGCCGACATCAAACGCAATGACGAACTTGTCACAGACCCTAGAACTGCGCAAAGCGTCACCACAACGACAACGACAATCCCCACCGCGCTAAATCAGTACGACCAAAGTGCAAATAACGGCAGCCATCAACAAGTAATCAATGCATGGCTGCGGCAGTTGCTGGGACGAGCCACTGATTATGCTGGTCGCAGCAATAGCGCAACTCTTACAAAAGATAAGCCTGGTGTGGGCCAAATCAGATTTACGGTCACTGCGGATTCCAGACCTGGTAATTACGGCGTTGACGTTGGGCCTGTCTACGTAAATCTGGAAGGCAGTACATATAGGTGGACCAATGTCCGTTACTCGGTTATTTCAGCAAATGGCACTTGGAATACGTCCCATGCCTTCACAATCGAGATCCCAGTAAACAATGTTTTTTCTCAGTATGGCGGTTACTCAATCGTCTACGTCGCGTGGCAGGTATCCGCAGTTGGTACAACAACTACGCAAAACACAAGCGAAGTAGACACTGCAGAACGCGTATTTGAAGAAAGCTCACAGGTGGCTGATTGCAGCCATTACTTGGAGCTCACCAAATCAAACGAAGGCGGCCCTGAGCACGAAATTGTGTACGTGAACGAATGTTTGGCCAATGAAACGCTTGCTGAGTACTACGGCATGTCCACACTGGGACTGACCGTTAAATCCAGCGGACAACTTGGCGGCATCGGCCAAATTCGTGCATGGGTGCCAACGGGTATCAGTGTTTATCGCTTGATTGAAGGGGACAACAAGCCAAGCAATTTATTTGCTGATCTGGTCTACTACTTACTGACCAGCAAGAGCCAAGGCGTCGGCAATGTTGTTCCTGCAGAACTGATCGACGCTGATTCGCTGCGCATTGCAGCCAACTTCCAGCGTGCCAACAAGATCTTCTTTGATGGCGTCATCGAGGACAGTGAAAGCTTCCGCTCTTTCCTCTACGACAACGCAGCATTACAGCTCTGCAACTTCACGATCAAAAACGGCAGGTTTGGCATGATGCCTGCGTTGCCTTACGACGCGAACTACGAAATCAGCACACGCCCGATTGCGGTTGATCAGATCTTTACCGCTGGAAACATCATCCAAGACAGCCTGCAAGTCCAATACATCGATGCCGCTCAGCGTTCCAACTTCCGCGCCCTGGTTACTTGGCGCGTCACCGTAGAAAACGATCTCCCAACACAAGCATCAGCACTGGTGGACTGGGCAGATATCCCAGAAGGCAGCCGTGCCACAACGCAGCAAGCATTTGATCTCACTGACTTCTGCACCAATCGCGCACAAGCCCTGCTGACTGCTCGATTCCTTCTCAGCATCCGCCGCCGAGTTACCCACACCGTCAGCTTCAAGACCGTTCCGGATGCGCTTGGTATTCAGCCCGGCTCGTACATCCGCGTAATCACCGAATCCACTAGCTATAGCGCCACTAATAACGGCGGCATTACAGACGCTGGCACACTTGTCAGCATCACAACCATCGCCAACGGAAATTACGACGCGCTGATCTACAACCCATCTACTGGCGCCGTTAGCGAACAACGGATCACCATTGCAAATAATGCAGTTACTGATTCGACGTTGTACGGATGCCTGTTTACGCTTCTCAGCCTGGAGGCAAACGTCGGTATGTACCAAGTGGAACAGCTCACGATTGATGAGGACGGCTTGGTGAACGTCAGTGCTGTGGAAGTGCCCGTCGATAGTACGGGAGCTAGCATTGTTGCAAAGGACGTGCTGAACGAAGCTGCTTTCCGGGTGCTTGAGTGATGGCATTTCCTACGTTGCAACCCACCAGTCGTGACTTCAGCCCTGGTGACTGGCCGATCAAGCGATTTAATTCGCAATCTGGCGCTGAGGTGCGCATTTTGTACGGCAGCCAACGGACTAACGCCAAGATCAGCCTGGGCTACGACAACATCAGCGACGCAAACGCCCAGCTATTTCTGGATGACTACGCTGCACAGATTGGCACGCTGCGCACATTTGATCTGCCGGCTGCTGTACGTACAGGCTGGACTGGAACTGCAGCCAGTATTGATGCACCATCTGGTGCGAAGTGGCGTTACGAATCAGAGCCTGCTATACGGGCTGTTCGGCCCGGTCGCAGTAGCGTTACAGTGAACTTGGTGGCGGTGATCTGATGGCAAAGGTCTATACCGGACGCGACGGTCGCCTGCTGATCGACGGCACCGAGCAAATCAAGGTCACTAACTGGTCTATGACCGGCAACCTTGAGACGCTGGAAACAACCAGCCTTGGCGATAGCCAGCGCACCTACGTGCCTGGTGTGCAGGATTTTAACGGCAGCGCCACTCTCCTGTATTACAACGATGGCACCGGACGCAACGACGCAGCAACAGCACTGAAAAAAGTGCTGAAGATTGGCAGCGTGTCAGAAAGTGACACCGTGGATCTCCGTCTTCGCTTGGTGGAAGGCAGCACCAACCATGACGTGCGACTGACTGCTTACATCACCAGCGTGAGCTTTGGCGCCAGTGTCGGCGAAGTCAGTTCCGCACAGATCAGCTTCCAAGGCACCGGTGCGCTTACTGAGGTGACAATCTGATGGGTGTTTATCTCGGCAATGTTGGAAACATTGAGCTAACAAGGCTGTCGCTTGAAGGCGGCAAAGAGTCGATCGTTAATCCTTCTGATGTCAACTCAGATCGTGATCGCTTCAGCTTTGATTTTGACCCTTCTTATTTGATCTCTGGTGACCGCGTTGAACTAAAGACAACTGACGGGACCAATCTTGATTTTGTAGCAGCCAGTGGATGGGCTAATAATACAGTTCAGTCAAGCGGCACTTGGTACGTTTTCATTGATGAGCTGGGCGGCATTCGGCTTTACGATAATTTCGACGACAGCCTGGAGGGCAGCTCTGCTGGTCTTGTATCGCTTGCGGCGATTGCTCGAAATATTCCAATTGTTGCAACAGTGGTCAGCGCAACTCCACGAATGCTTGGCTGCATAAATGACTATGAAATCAACACCAATCGCGAAAGCGTTGATGTTACTGCTTTGAGCGATGAATATCGGCAGCAATACAGCGGATTGATCAGCGGCAGTGGAAGGCTTACTGCTGAATGGGATTACATTCGCACGGACGGCAGCGAGCCAGTCAATTATTTAATGCAACTTGTATTGCGCACAGAAGTTGGCTCATCATTTCACGGAAAATTTTATATTAAAAGTCCAAATACACGGGCCGCTGCCGGGTCGTTTGAATCCACGCAGATCAACGACGAATTATGGTGGGAGTTTGATGCGTTAATTACGTCAAGCGCTACAAGTTTTGCGTCGGGCAGCATTATTACTAGCGCCATTGATTTCATTACAACCGGTCCGGTAAGGCTGAGAGCAAAGACAA